TATTGTTAGTAAAATTTTCCTAAAGTGTGTAATTTCCACAACGTTTTGGTTCTAAAAGTTAGGAAAATTTTACTAACTTTATTTTTTATTCAACATTTGTAATTCTAACTTTTTAATATTAATTAATTGAGCAGTCAAATTACTTATTGCATTAGCTTGTTGAATATACTCCTTATCATTTTTTACCTTTGCTATTGCATCAAAAATAATTTGTTGCATTTTGTCCTCTTTTGGTGCTTCTGTTATATCTGTATTCATATTTTTAAAAGTATTAACTTGTTTAAGTTTTGCTATAAATTCGTGTGCTTCGGCTTCATACATATTAAAAGTACGTTTATCTGTTATTACAACAAAAGTTGCACTTACCTTTTTTACTTTTTGTATTTTAATCTGTTGATTTTCGTACAAATAAGTATTTCCGATTAATTGTTCAAGTTTCTCAATCATATTTATCTGTTATTTTCATACATTTTTTATTTTTAAATTACATTCGGTACTGGTACTATTTTAGTACCGATGTTGTTTAATTAACTTTCTAAAAAATCAATCTTTTTATTATTTTCTTGAGCTTTGTTATAATCTAATTCTGTTTTACAACTTCTAATAATAGCGGATGCGCAAGCAGTTTTAGTTTGAAGTGTTTTTAATTCATCACTTGTTTTAGATTTTTCGTAATTATCTAATAAATCATTTCTTAAGTCTTTGATGTTTTTAATATTAGGCATAGTCTTTTGTTTTTAATTGTTTGACGTTTTAATTCGATTAATTCTGGAAATTTTCTAATATCTTTTGTTGTTAGCGATGTACCTCTTTTTAGTTCTGCAATAACATAAGTATCTGATATTTCTTTGATGTGTCTTGTTGTTTTTTTCAATGCGTAACTATTGTATTTTTTTTGACGTTCTTTGTGTTTTGTTGGATTTTCAAGATACTTTAAACGTCTTTTTTTATTAACACAATCATTGCATTTGTTTTGCAATCCATCTTTATTACGCTTGTCTTTCAATGTTATTTCGTTACCGCAGTTACATAGTTTCATAATTTAGTTTTTTCTATACTCAGCAATTACATCATTAACGTTTAAATTATCAAGTGATTTATCAAAATTAATTAAACTATGATATACTTCTATTGTTTGAGTTTCTTTAATGTTTATAAATCTTTCAACATAAACTACATTATGTTTTCGTTCTCTTATTTCTGTATTTGGCTTGTAGTCTTTATTGAAACTTTTAAAAATCATATCAACTTGCTCTTGGTTGTAAATTAACATATTTTGTTTTTCTGTTAATTTTTCTCCAACTATTCCGAGTTTCTTAATTCTGTCAAAAATAGTACTTCTCGGAATTTTTAACTCTAAACAGATTTCTGCTAAATTCATAACTTAACTCGCAAAGTCTTTAAAGTCCTCAACTATTGGCTCTATAACTTCGATGTTGTTGACGTAGTTTTCCATAGCTTGTTGAACTTCTTTTAAAAGTTCTCTACCTTTTTTTACCTCACGCTCCAACGCCTCAATTCTTAATGCTTGAAACTTTTCCAAATCTGTACTTGGTGTTTTGTCTATTGTGTATAAATTTTCGCTCATAATTTCTAATTTATTAAATGATTAATTCCGATTATAATGGCACTTATAATTAGTATAAATGCCGTTGTGAATGTTTTATTTTGCATTGTTTAAATACTCTTGAACTTTATCTTTTCCGTATTTCTCAACTATTGTTATTATGTCGGTTGGGGTTTCGATTATGGTTGCCCAAGTTCCGTTTCTAAACACGCAATTTGCCTCTCCTTTAATTCCGAAAAATAAATAATTTCTATCATCTAAAAAATAATTATTTTCTACTTTTTTAATAGTCCCTAAACGACTTAAACATTTATAATTACCATCTTTATACCCTCTCTTTTTAGCCTCTTGAATTAAAGCAGTTTCTACTTCTTGTGGTGTGGCTAAACGTAATTCATTAGTTTTTGGAAAACTCCAATCTTCTGTCCATTCGTGACCTTGAAAGAAACCTTTTGCTTTATAATTTCCAATATCCATAAATAAAGAATTGATATTTTTATTAGCTGTACTTATATACCATTTACCAAGTTCTCTTTTGATTTCTTTTTTCTCAAACAACTTCGGACATTCTTTTTTTAGAATTTCTTCGCTATAACTATTGTTATCTGCTAATTTAAGTAAAACACTATTTCTGACTTCGGTGGTTGGTTCTGTTTCAACTATTCCACACGCTTTAAGGAATGTTTCAGAGTTCCATTCGTTGTAAACTATTTCATTATCAACATCTGATAAAAGCCTATTTGTTAGTAAGCTTTCATCACTTCTTACTGAATTATAATTGTTAAACAAATAATACCAATCTTTAAAACTTCCAATAACTCCAAATCTGTTTTTTGTAAAATATTTTTCTAATACTTTTCTAATATCTTCAAATTGTTCTTGTGTACATTTCATTGCAATTGGCTCGAAATGGTCTATTTTTTTGTAGTTTTTCATAATGTTTAAATTTTTTCGCTTACTAATTCTGTTAATGTTTCAATTACCCACTCTTGCAAATGGTTTAAAATTGTGTTTCCATTTATACAAACGTCTAATATTGTAATTGTACCTTTGTATCCTACACTTTCATCGGGTTCTGTTATTTCGCAATAACATTCGTATCTTATACCATCGTAGTTAATTTCGTATGTTTCTTTTGTGAACATTATTTCGTAGTTTTTAAAAGTTCAATGAATTCTGTTTCGGTTACTTGTGTTTTATCCTCAATATTACTTGAAACAAAAAACTCCTCACTATCTATATGAAAATTAAAATTAACTTCATCCATTAATAATTCAAATCCAAGTTCAGTATCCCAAATCAGCAACCCATTATCAATACATAATTGTTTCATTCTGTCGCATTGTTCTTGTGATTCCATAACCACATAAACATTGTAAATTGTTTTTTCCATCTTATTTTTGTTTTAATACCTCCTCAGCGCATTTTTTTAAAGACTGAGTTTGTAGGTGGTTGATAAATTTATACTCCTCTGTTAATCTTTCAATTTGCTCTTCTAAACAAATTGGAATTAATACCTTTTTACTCGGTACTTTAAATTTTGGTTTTCTACCAGCGTTTCTTTCGTTTGCCATATTAATTTAATTTATATTGTTTGTATTCTTTATTTATTCTAAAACTTAATTTATATTGCTTATTTAAAAAATTATCAAATAATGTTACTTGTAAATTACCTACTTTTAATATTGTATGATTATATTCTTTATTATCAAAATCTGTAAATATAACATTAACATTTCCGTTTTGTAAAGCTGTTTTAAATTCTAAATTTGTCATAATTTCTATTGTTTTAGTTATTTTGATATAGCAAAGATATAAAACTTAATTAAAGTACAAAATTAATTTTAGACTTTTTTTAAAATACAACGTTATTTATATTAATTCTAAATAAAAAAAAGCATCAGTTAAGATGCTTTTGTTTTTTCAAGTAATTTCTTTTTATCATACCATTCAAAAGTAGTTCTATATTGTTCTATTAAATCACCTAAATAAATTTGTAAATAAACGTTTAATTCACTCATAAAAACAACTCCTTTCTTTTTTTGTAACCTATGTAAATCATTAAAGCAATTAGTAAATAAAGCCACCAAAGAGATAAAAAATTAAATTGTTCTTTTACTACTTCTTTGTTTTTAGTCTTAACATCAACTTTCGCATTAACACGTTCTTTTTTAACTACTTTTTTATCGTTTTCAACTACTTGGTTAACTTTGTTTTTTTCTTTGCTTAAAACGTTTGTTTTGCGTTTTGTGATTTTAGAGTTAGTAAAAGTTTTACCATTGTAGGAACTTGGTTTTGTATTGTCTATTGGTTCGATTGTTTCAATTTCTGTAACCTCGTTTGTTTCTTTGTCAATAACAATATCTGTTTTCGTTTTAGTATTGTCCGTTTCCTTTACTTCTGTTTGTGTCTCTGTCTTTAAATCAACTTTATCTGTTTGCATTGTTGATTTTCTACTGGAGCAACTCGCTAAGGTCAGCATAGTAAGTAATGTTATTATTTTAGTTTTCATTTTGTAAATTTTTCTAAATCGTTATTAATTTTATCTAAACTTTTTTGATATTTAGATTTAAGTCTGTTTGCTTCTACAATATCTTTTTCAATATCTGCAATTAAATCTTCTAAATATCTTTTTCTTTTTATTAATATTCTTTTTGTAAGTACACCCATAATTAATAATTTTTAAATTTGTTGTTGTAGTAGTATTGCATCGGCGTTAGTTGTTTACTCATAATAGTTATTTTTAAAGATTTGTAATAGTTCATCTGCTCTTTTGTGAATTCGGTGTTGTGTATTGTATTTTTCAACAAACTCCGCAAACTTAACCGCAAAATCATCGGTTATTTGTTCGCATTGTTTAGCAAATCTTTCACTTTCTCCACTTGTGTTAATACTGACTTTTGTTTTAAACTTCTCTCTTAATTTATTCGCTTGTCCGTTCATAGTTCTATGTTTTTAATAAATTCGTTTGATAACTCGGTAATTTCCTTGTTTGATAATAAGTTACCAATTTCGTTAAAAGATTTATTACAAATAAACTCCGATTGTTTTTCAAGTAGATACTTTGCGTATTCGTTAATATGGTGGTTTGTTTTGGTTAAATTTCCTTGTTGCTCAAACCACTCCTCTGCGCTTAATATTTTTTCCATTAGTTTCATAACTTCTCTTTTAAAAATTTAACACTTTCTTTTATCGCCTCTTCTTTTATAACACCCTCTTTCAAACGTATTGAAAAGTTAATTGAGGAGTTTTGTTTGTTTAAAATGCAAATTCGCACTTTTACTGAATTATCTTTTTTGCTCATAAATACTACTTTAATTGTTGTCTAATATCTGAAACATTTAAAGATAACTTATTAGTTATTGTTTTTGGTAAAAAAGGTTCAGCTTCTGGAAATTCAGCAATTACTTTGGTATAAGTTCTAAGAGAATAAAGAACGTTTTCAATATTTCTAAATAGTTCACTTTTTTTCTTTTTTAAATCAGTAACTTTATTATTTAATTTTAAAAGAATTTTAGCTTGTTCTTCGCTTGGTTCAAATGAACTATTATTAACATAAGGGACTTCATTATTTGTATATAAATACTCATAATTTAAACCAAAACCACTAACTCTAAAACAACTTTTAGTGTTAAAATAATTAGGTTGTTTTTTGAATAAATCAACAACATCTTTAGGTAATTTTAAGTAAATAAAATCTTCAAGTTTACTTCTTAATTCTAATTCTGTTTTTTTAATTTCTTCTTTTTTCTTTTCTGTAAGTTTTTCAGCGATTTCTTTTGCGATTTCTTTTGTGATTCTTGACATAATTTCTATTTGTTTAAATTAATAATAAGCAAATATAGTAAATAAATTGGTAATTGGTACTAAGTTACTATAATTTATATCAATTATAAATAAAAAAAAACTCTACCAAATTAATGATAGAGTTTAGAGTTAGTTAATCTCGTGAACTAAGACCTATTTAAAATACAAATCACTTTCTTTTTTACGTCTTGTTGTAAGTCCATTAACTACAACTTTATTAGCTTTATTCCACTTCATAAATTCAGCTCTAATACTTAAATCATTAGGATTTGCATTTACTTTTTTAAGTAGTGTTGAAGTTGAAAAGTTTCCAGTTCCAACATTATAAGCAAAGGAAACTAAACTATTAAATTGGTTTTGTGTAACTTTTGATGTTACCATATCATCAACACGTTTAGCAAATTTATCTGCTATTACTTTGAATATTTCAAAGGCATAATCTTTAGTAATTGGTTTGTCTAATAACGTAACACGTACACCATTTGGATAGTAAGTGTTACCATAACCTATTGTTGGAATCCGAGCCGAACAAAGATAAGGCTTTAATCTAAGCCCTTCAAATTCACATATCAATTTGTAACCATCATTATTTAGTTTCATATTCTTTTATCAATCTTTCTATTATACTTCTACATAAATTATATTTTTTATGTAGTCTAAATTTGTTTATTCCGTTATTAAAGTCTGAATAAATATTTTTTTTAATTTGTAAATCTATTTCTATAAAATTGTGTGGTTTGTTATTTTTAAAATATTCTTTTTTTGAAGTAGACATTTTATCTTTAATACTTTGCTCTAACTTTATACCTTTCTTTTTTGATGGTTTACCTTTAGTGCCAATAACACCCAAACGTATTAATTCATTTGTTTGATTTCTTTTTAAATGTCTTAAGTTTTCGTTTTTCCAAGTTTCTGTTAAAGTTTTTTTCCTTTTTAATTTAGTTTCTTCACTTTGTTTTTTACCCTTTAAACTATTTGATATTCTGCATTTTAATTCATTACTAAAATTTGTATTACCATCACCGCCATCAGTCATATTACAAAGATTACCTTTATTTAAGTCTTTTCTACCATATAATGATATTAAAAATATTTCAAGTTCTTTTGCGTCTTCATAACTATCTACATTCGCAATTATTTCAACTTCGTAACTTGTTTTAGATACAATATTTTTCCAATATTTATTTCTTGAACGTGTTTGAAATGCTCTTTTTTCATTAATTCCTATACCTATATAAAATATAGTATTATTATCTAATCTCCTATGTCTGTAAACTATTGCCATATATTATGCAATATACAACTTTATTTTTAAATAACAAAACCCTCAAACTCGCAAATTAGTTTATATCCGTTGTTGTCTAATTTCATCTTACTTCAAATTAAATAGTTTAGCAAATATACCTAAAAGAATTATAACCATTGCTCCGATAACAAATTTAGCTTGTCTAACATAAACATTAACCTCGCCTTTGAAGTCTTCCAAGTCTTCAACTCGGCTGTCAATTTCAGTTAGTTGTTTAACTACTCCTTTGTTACCATTTAAATCACTTCCAACTAATGCGTTTTTAATGTCGTTTAGTATCTTTGAATTTTCCTCGTTTACTATCTTTTGTAAATCTTGATGGTGTCTTATACGTTCTATTTCTGCGGTTACCCTTGCTAATTCACTCATTATGCGTTATTTTTAATCTTTTCTGTAATTATACTTATTGCTGTTTCAGTTCCTAAATATATTGATGTTATTATTAACCAATCGGTTGACGTTATAAGTTTACAAGCTAAATAAATAGTCGCTATTAAAAAAACTAATAACTTTCTACTTATCCACTTACTAACTAATTTATCTATTTGCTCTTTGCTCATCTATTCAATTTTTTATCTATTTCTAATAATATCGGCATTGCAATTATAATCAAGTAGAAAAATTTAAAAGTATCGTAATTAAACAAAGTGTTAATATAAATAATTTTCCAAACTAATAAAACATAACTTGCTATAAAACAATGTTTATAAAAATCGTTTAATCCTTTAAAATTAAAATACCACATTCTAAAAAATACAATTGCCGATAATAAGTATAAAGGAATATCTAACATATCAATTACATTGTAATATTTTGCGTACCAATTAGAGTTACTAACTGATACGCAAATTAAATTATAAAATAATGTTATTAATCCTAATTTTTTCATTATCTCGGTCTTGGTGGTGGTGCTCCAATTTCTAAAGTTAATCCTAATCTTTCAAAAAGTTCTTTAACCTCTTGAACTTGCTCCTCTTTTACTTCACTTGTAAAAATCACAAATACATCTTTTTCTGTCATTGTTTAAAAATTATTTACCAATAAATTATTTATTGCTAATCCGTGTGCCTCTTGTCCTAAATTATTAAAATGTACGTTATCCGCTTGTAACCCAAACGCATCTGAATCAATCATATAAGAGTTATAATACGTTGCCAAATTTGCGTGTGCTGTTCTAATTTCATTTTGTCTTATTAATGCTGGACTAAATGAATTGTGAATACGTGTTATAATCGGTTTATAATTCACGTTTAAAACATTATAAGGTAACAAAGTTGTTTTAATAGCATCAAACATTTGTATTGCTTTTGCCTCGTAATTCAATGCTCTTGTTATGCTTTGTGCATCGCCCTCGCCTTGCATCCAATGAGTAGCTAAAATATCTAATTCAATATTGTTTTGTTTTGCTAAATTTATGCACGGAATAATAAAACTATTCATTGCTATTGAATAGTGCAAAAGTCCATTAGCGTTTGTTGAGTTTGCATCAACTTGCCAAAGTCCAGCAGTGCATAAAGTACCATCATCAACTAAACAACTACCTCCTAATCCATATTTTATAATTAACAAAGGCTCGCCTTTATCAATAAAATATTGATAACTTAACGATGTAGCTGGTACAACTAAATTTAAAGAACCCGCTATTTGGCTATTATTAACACCAAAACAATAGTTTTTAATAACTCCATTATTTGTACTTGTCGCATCGGGTTTGTAAAATATATAAGACTTATGATACCCTTGATATATTGCTGAATGAACTCCATTAGTACCACCACCAGCTTGGTTTGATTGACCAAGCATTATGATAGCTTTTATTTTAGTTGGTGTTATTTTTTTAACTAATGGCATATTAAGCTATTTTTATTATTTCAATATAAGTGCCATCTGTATATATTGTTGAAGTTTGCCCCGCAGTTGTTGATGCAAAAGAAAAAGTCAAATTTCCAGCAGTACCGCCCGTTTTTATTGTGCCTTGTAAATTATAAGTTCCAGAGTTTCCAGCAAATGTTGAAACCGCATTTTGTAAAACTCCCGAAATAGCGTTTCCGTGAATATTCCAACTAGCTGAATTTATAGTTGCTAATTGTCCTAATGATTGAACTACCGCTATTGTGCTTGTTGGATATGAAATAGCAAACTTAACACCACCTACACCACTACAACCATTTCGTAAATTACCTCTTATAATATAAGTTGAATTTATATCTAATGCTTGAGTTAAAGCAGTTATAGTTTGTGCGGTTGCTAATGTTGTTGTAACATCTGCTGGTAACATTTTGATAGTGCTTGATGCATTTATTACATCTTGCATTGTAGCAAAAACATTACTTGCACTTGGTGTATTTGCATCTAATAAAGCATCTTCTACATCCGTTGGTAAGGATGTCGCTCCACCCTGATTAAAATTTCCCGTATTAGCCTCGTAAAAAGCAACGAATGTAGCCAAATCTGAATAAGCGTCTCCGTTCTCATCTTGAATACTTGCAAAAGGTACTGAATTAGAAGTAGAAAATCCATTTACATTCTCAAAGATAAAATCTGTTGAATCTACGAACTCTTTACGAACTCTTACGTATTTTGCTAATCCCTCGAAAATCTTATCGTTTTCGGTATCAACTATATAAAAATAGTTTGATTTTGTGTAAATTTTGTATGCCATTTTAAATTATTGTTATATTTGTTATTAATCCGTTAACTACATTTACTTGTTTACCATCAGCACTTTGAAAGTCTCCAGTTGCTCCAGTAATTAAATAGCCAAATTCAACTAACCTTGCACGTAAATCAATTACGTTTGTAAAAGTTTCTACATCGCTTGTGTCGGTTTCGTCTATTACTTCAATATCTAAAACATTAACCGCTTGTTGTGGTACGTTTGCTCCATTAATGTAAACTATACTAAAAGTCTGTGAAACTTCTTCTAAAACAACCGCAAATGAAGAAATAGCAACCTTTTTAGCATCGTTATTAAACCAGTGCCAAAAGTCGTTAGTTCCTTTTTTTATAATTTTAAATTTACTCATTACATTGTGGTATTAGATACTTGTTTCCATTCCGTGCCATTATAAAAACAAAGTGTATTTAATGTAGTATTATAAACAAATTGCCCTACAAATGGTGTTAATGCTAATATTTCAGTTGTTGTATAGTTTTGTAAATACTTTTCATAGCTATAAACATTATTTTCTACTTTTACTAAATATAGTCCGTTGTCGTAGCTTTCAGTATAAACGCTTGGCGTTCCTAATCCTAAAATATCAAATTCAAGTTTCATATCATCAACACTTACAATGTAGTAAGCACCAACATCGTTTGTGTCAATTGAAAATCCAAACTCAAAAGTATCTCCAACCTCTAAAGGTATAATTTGTGTAAATGTTTTCCAATCTGATAACTCGCCAGTTAATTCTAATTCGTATTGTTCCAAAAGTCCATTAACGTAAACGTTTAAATACATTGGATTTCCGTTTAAACCCCCAGCGTCTTCACGAATTTTAAATGAAACAATATGATTTCCAGTTTCAGCAATTGTTACTTCTGTTAAAGTAGAAGTACAAGTAATTCCGTCTGTAACTAATGATTTTAATTGCAAACCTCTTGCCCCAGTTCGTTTAGATTGTGTTTTTTGTATTGCAGTACCGCTACCGCTTAAAATAGTCCAAGTGTAATCACTATCAAATGTCGCAAATGGATTTAATAGATTAGGATTATTAATAGCTAATAGTTGATTATTTGGTATTTGTGCTAATTGTGGCATAATTAATCGTTTGTTAAATAGTTAGTGTTAATTACTAAAGTTGCACCAGCTGGCAAATATCCGTTTAAATAAATATTTTGTAAATTGAAACTTATTAGACAATTTGCATTGCTTGGGTCAAGTTGTCCAAAACATACAGTATCATTAGATGTTTTGCAGTATAATTCAGCAGTTGGATTAGTGAAAATTACTTCGCCACTTTTTGCAGTTGCGTAATCGTTTCTTATAAATCCAGTAATCAAAACTTTATTCCCTCGTTTATTGAATTTTAAGTCGTAGGTATATTGATTTGCTCCAGCAGTATTTGAATGTGTTGTTGTAGTAGAAAAGAAAGTATTTACTAACTCCAACATTGATTGGCGATGTGTAGTTATATTTATAACCGCAGTTATAAATCCGTTAATGTTTGCTATTAATGTGCTTTTTGTTGCCATTTATTAATTTGTTAAATATTGTGAATTATCATAATCAGTATTAGAATATTGTCCATCTGCTATTGTGAAATTCCAACTTATTACACTTGGGTTTTCAATACCGCTTGTTATATCTGTATTAGTGATTTTTATTTCGTAGTTTCCATTTTCTATATCAGTTATTAAAGGAGGATTAAAATAAGCAAAATCAAAAAATAATTTATCATCATTTAATTGATAATTACTTGGGGTTGTTATTGTTTCTAATAAAAAACTATTTCTATATAATTTTGCAATTGCTCCGTTTCTTAGTGTTCCAAATTTATTAAAAAATACCGCTACATCTTGTGGAGAAGTTCCCATAACATAAATATCATTAGCAGTTATTGTACTGCCTATAACTGGATAAGTTGAAACAACCTCCAACCCCTCATAAACTTGATAACTCCAATCGTAAGTTTCATTTTGTGGATTAATAGTAAATTCCGCACTCATTACGTTGGTTTCTCCTTTTCTGTCCTCAGTTTTATAATCTGAAACGCTACAACGCATACCATTAACATAAATAACCGAGTGACTAAACAAATCCACTAACCTATTGTTAGCAAAGAAGTCTAAGGTATCTATTGTGTACTTCTGTAAGTAGGTAGGGATTTGTCTGTAACTCGTTTGAAATCCTTTTGTAGTTGTGTAACTTTTAAGGTCTAATTTATTTGGACTTGTATCGTGAAAACAATTAGCAATTCTAATCGATTTTACAATAGTATCATTTGCGTTTTTGTAGTCAAAACGTGTACTTAAATCTTTGTAATAGTCAGTAACTAAAAAACCATTAGAATAATAGATATTTCCATTTATTTGGTCTGTAATTCTTAAATATAAAGGCATTGTAAAGTAGTTTTGCCCTATCATACCAAACTCAAACTCTATTTGATTAACTCCATTATCATCAACGAATGATGTATAATAAAAGTTACTATCAATGTTTTGAACTAAGTTACCGCATTTATCAATTAAATCAACACTAATTCCACCAGCAAAAGCAATTCCGTCATCGTTGTTACTCCTTTGAGTAAAAGTTTCATTCGGTAACTGCATTATAAAACCATCGTAAATCAAAGTAGCAACGTTAGGGTTTTCGCCTTTCTTTGCTACTTCAAAGTCATTTTTAGTTAGTCTAATAAAACTATAATCTACGTTCATTTTATAAAATTGCTAATGCGTTGCTCAATTCAGTAGAATCATTATAAATAATTCCGTTCAAATTTACTAAATTATATTTTATAAATTTATTAATTGGCCTACTTTTTTCGTCATAAAACTTAATAAAGTCATTTTGTATTTGCCACCAGTTATTCAATCCGTAATTTGTACCATTAATAGTAAGCACTCCATCAACTAAATTTACTATCATTATTTGTGGTTCTTTTTTACGCTCCAAAGTAACATTGAACTCATTAGTAAATGGATTGTAGTCAGATTTTTGTACGTACCCTTTTATAACATCGCCACTCATATCATAACAACGAATAAAACCTCTGTCTAATTTATAAGCGTTCATATAATTTACAACATCGGTAAAATCTGCAACCAATTCCAATTTAGGTAAACGTGCATCTACAATAGCATCGGTTAAATCGTTATAGTCAATCGGTGCGTTTTCTATTAAGTTTGCACTTTCGCCTACTAATCTACTTTCAAATGCTCCGTTACTTTTAAAGAAACTATTTGTAATTTCTGTTTGCGAGTAATCCATACAAGTTTTTAAGTAAGAACCCCATCTTAAAAGTGTACGTTTCAAACTATAAAACACATCATTCATAGTATTATTTAAAGGAAACAAAACGCCTTGATTAGTTCTTGTTTGCCAAGCTACATTTGAATAAAAGTATTTTACTTTAATATAGGCATCACCATTATAAATAGTAATATTTGAGGTGTTTCTTAATGTTAAAACACTATTTGTGATTTCTGTTATTTCGTAAGTTCCGATATTAACTCCGTTAGTAATTTCAAAAGTTTGCCCTACATTAATACCTATTGTTGACCAATTAAAAACAACATCGCCACTATCACCATTGCTATCACGATTAAGTATTTTTAATATCGACGTAAAAGGCGTAGGATTTTCTGTCCATTGCATTGCTAATCTTGCACCAAAAGTTCCAAAACTACTAGGAGCAAGTTCAACCATATTTTCAATAAAAATATCATTATCATTTTCGGTTGACGTTGTAGGTTGTTTAATTTCTAAGTTAATAGTAGTTTGCTTTAAAAATCCATCTCTAATAAAGTCAAACTTTCTTTCAAGCACACCATCAACTAAATAGTTAGGTAATGCGTTTTCTGTTTCTGTATGTATTGCATTACTTGTTCCTATTGTTGTACGTTCTTGCTCATACTTTTTATATCCAAACTTTGCGCTTTTTACTGAAAATCTATCGTTAAATGGAATAGTATAATCTTTGCTTGGTATAATCTGAAATACTCCTATTTCGTTATTAGTGTAAAATTTATCGTATGTATCAATAAATATTTCATCTCGATTAATTTCTACATCGGCACAAACTTCTTCTACACTATTAAAAACGTCTTTAGGTTTAAAGAAAAAACTATCTGTATTTTGACTAATCATTCTACGATTCCAAATAGCATTTTTATAATGTTCGCCACCTACATTAAATTTAGGAGCATTTAAAGGAATTCCATTTACAACTTTTGATGCTTGATTTAATAAGTCGTACCAAGTGAAAGCTTTAATTACTATATCAATAGCAGTTGAAGTAGCATCTATATTAAAATCTTGTTGATAAAAATCAAAACTTCCACGATTTCCAGTATCAATATTTGTTATATCCCAATTAAATTGCCAATAAATAGATAAAAAATTATCTCTTGGAATATCAGGAACTACAAAAGATATAATATTGTCAATAGGTACAACAACGTTTGAACCTCCAACAACTTGCTTATAATATGCTTGTGTGCCAAATGAAGAGCCAGTATGTGGGTCAGGACTTACAATATAATAAAGTGTCATAGACATTATCGAACTTGAAGTTGGATTAGTTACTTTGTAATTAATTCTTACATCACTATTAATTGTAACTTTTACATTTGATAAATCATTTTTTGCTTTTATTAATCTAATGTTATTTATTACATTAGTAATACTTGGCGCTGGAGGTGTAGGGTCTAACCAACTCAAACTATTACTAATACCACTTTCTACTAATGATTGACTAAAATTAGCATATCTACGACTTCCAGCTGGATAAATAACATTATTAGGTAAGCTCCATTTACTTTTTGATGTTATCGGTGTTGCACGTCTTAAATAGTTAAATGTTTGTATTGGTGTAATTGTACGTTGTTTAAAATCTTTGTCGCTAAAAGCATTAAATGTTTCATCTGCTTGACGTTTGTAATCCATTATAATACTTGCGTCGATTAACTTACATTTAACGTAATTAACACCATCTGTAACGTCTTTCTCACTAAAATCAAGTTGCATTTTAGGAAAATAAACACCATCTAACGACAAATGATAATAAACTTCAAATTCAAATCCTTTAACCTCTAATCCGTAAAGTAACCATTCTAAACCATAATCTAAAAACTCGGTTAAATCGCCAAATTGATTTCTAACTTGTGGTGTAGTTGCTAATTTACCAACCGCATTAACAAACTCAATTTTATCTAATGCTCCAAAGTTGATTGAACGATTGAACTTTTTAGGCTCTTGCTCATTCTCAAACTTTAAACCATCAAAACCAATAGGTTCTGTAATTTCGTACATCAAAGGCGCACCAATTCCGATAATTTCTAATTCGTGTTTATACTCCATAGCTTGTGCCAGTTATTCTACGATTCATATTCTCTTTTGTTGTGTGTCCGTTTGTTATTAATTGTCTAAAACCGCCTTTATCAACTTGATTAATTACGCTTGGTTTATTTTCGATTGCTTTAATAACTCCGCTCATATCAACATTAGTACTATTATTTACTATTTGTGTTGGCATTATTCCGTTATTTGTTAAAATGCTATTTAACGCTTGGTTGTGCATTAATTGGGTTGATTGTTCAGCAGTAAATACTTTATCTCCTTTACTTAAATAAGTCATTTGCGCTCCTTTGTTGTTTCCTAAAGATTTAATTTTACCGCTTTTATCTGTAATAATTTCCGCCCCTTTTTCTTGTGTTAAAGCGTAACCCTCAGGCGCATTGTTAGTACCAGTTGCAAATTGTGGTATTTGTTGGCTTGCTACTATACCAGCTTGGATTGCTCCGATTGCTCCGATTGCAATAGATAAAGGAACGTTTGGTGGTGTTGATGCTAATGCACTAACTACACCTTGCGCAGTATCAATTAAAATATTAAATATAGCTTGACCTTTTTTTGCTTTTGCCTCTCTATTTTTAATATCTCTTTGACGTGCCTCATATTGACGCTCAATTTCTTCTCTTGCACTTGCACTTTCTCCAGCAAATAAAATAGCTATTTCTTTTTCACGTTCTAAATTGGTTAATTCATTTGTAAAACGTTGATTTGATAAATCAATCATTTTATTAAATACATCTTGCGCAACGTCTCCAACCGATTGAAAAGTAATAGCGAACTTTTCTTGTAAAGTATCTGCACCCTCCATTAATTTATCGAATGTAGTTTTACCATTAACATCAAAATCTAAAAACATTTTAGCAGAACTTAATCCAATATTATCGAATGCTTTGTTAAACGCTCCATCGGTTAAAGTTTTGATATAATCGTTAGTGACTTGTTTTAATTTTAACCAAGCAAAATACTCCTCATATACTTGCTCATCTGTTAATTCAATACCTACATATTCTTTTTTTGCTTTACTTGCTTTCTCTATACTGCCAAATAATTGGTCGTAAAGTTCTTTTTCAAATTGAAGTAATCCATTGATAGTGTCATAACTTTCTTCAAATCTATCCATATTTGCTAATTGTTTTTCAAGCGCAGATATAGAACGTTTAAAAGCGTTTTCACTATTTTTACTAAATTCCTCTTCTTCTTTTAATACTTTCGCTTTTTTAGTGTGTGCTTTTGTTTGGTCGTTTATAGCATCTAAATATTTAGCATTGTCACGAAATAAATTCAACAATAACTCTTCTTCTTCTTTTAATGGTTTTAATTTTGCGTTAAGTAATTTTTCAGCTTCACTTGTTGCTTTGTTTGATTTTCTTAATGATGCAAAATAATCCTCGTTATTTTTAATTGCTCCTTTATCATTTTTTTGAGCATTAATATCTTTAAAGTTTTTAAATATAACTTTTTGAAATTCAACTTGTGCGCTCATTTGAGCGGTTGCATTTTGTTCTAATAAATTTTGTGTTGCTAATGCGTAGCCCCTACCAATTAAAGCTTTATTTAAACGCTCCTCGGCTTCTGCGGTTTGTCCAGCCAATATCTGTTCGTCTGTTAAGTCTTTTAAATACTTTCCATATCTATCTCTTAACTCTTTTAAAGCCTCATTTCTTTTATTGTCGTTTACATCTTGGTTTTTAGCTATTTCAAACAAAATTCTAGCTCTATTTTGTTCTTGCGCTATTGATTGACCTATTGCATCGTTACTACGTCTTTCTGCTTCTACTTTTTCTTCTATTGCCTTTTTTTCTGCTTCTAATACTTTCTTTTTTTCTTTTGCTCCGCTAATTGAATCCCATATTTTAGCTCCATAAATAGTAAGTAATGTTACACCAACAGATAAAGCGGTTTGCCAACTTAAAACCGCACCAGCTATTTGAGAAAAAGTACTACGAACTGGTAAACCTTGCGCAATTAAATCTTTATTAGCATTCTTTATTTTAGTTATTTCATCAAATAACATAGGGATATTATTTGATAATGCCATAAAACCAGTTTGAACACTATTTGCAAAAGCTGGCATTTCTCTGCTTAATTGATTAATAGAGTTACCTAATCCATTCCATCCACTCGCATAATTACCTACATTTCTATTATTTTTCTGTATATCTGCATCAACTTTTTTTAATGCAGTTTGATATATATTAATTTGATTTGTAAGTTTACTTAATTGTGTTAATTCTTTAGTTGTTAAATTACCACCTAATTCTTTTTTTATTGCTAAATCATTGTATGCTTTAGATAATTGATTTACTTTTTGTTGTGTTTGATTGTATAAGCTATTAGCTTGAGAAAGTTTAGCTTGTTCTTTTGTTAATTGAGCCTCATATTTATCAAATGCTTTTTCTCTTTGTTGTTGTAGTTTAATTTCACTTAATCTTGCTTTATCTAAAGCAATTTGTTGTTTTTGTAATAGTTTTTCTTGTTGAATTAAATTTGCATTAAGATTTTTAACAGCACTATCAGAACCGCTTGGCGTTTTAATATTTTGCATAGATTTTCCAGCGTTATCAATGTTTTTGATTAACGTTAGTACTTCTACATTTGCAGTTTGTAAGTCTTTTAAAGCACTTGGACTAAGTATCTCAATAAATTCTGCCATTTCTATTTCTTATTTCGTTGTTGTAATTCGCTATTATATTTTAGTATTGCCTTTTCTGTGTGAACAAACTCTAATAAAGTCATATCTTGTTTAATCATTAAATTTTGTGGACTTGCAACCGCTAAATCAATAATTCTTTGAATGTAATTCATTTCTTTACCTTTAGACTTATTTAACATTTGCTTTAACTCTAATTTATCAAAGTTTAAATCATTTTCAATCCATCCGATATTTTCGGTTAAAATACGTTTAACTTCATCACTAAAATCAACATCAACATTTATTTCAATTCCGCAACCCTCTTTTAAAGCATCAATATAATCTATTCGCATTTGCCTTGTAGTTGTAGAATAATAAAGAAAACCTAAAGTACTTTTTATCATTGCAATTTTATACTCTAAAAAAGCTATGTTTTTTGTCAATTCTAAATATCTAAAAGCTTCAGGATTTTCAGACTGAATAAAAAAGTCATCGTAAATACTAATAAATACGTTTTCCAAATCCTTTTCTCTTGGTTTTGGTTTAAGCAATTGATAGTTTTTTGTCTTTAGTATTTCAAAGAAAACCTTAGCTGGAATGTTATTTATGTTGTTGTATTTAGGCAATTTTCGTTTTTGTTTTAATGTTTCTTATAAATCTTGGCGCAATAATATCTTTTTGAAATTTAGAGAATACCTTTTGATTTAATCCAAAAATACCTTCCCCATAATTACTAACTAATTTACTTCTTTTTTCATCTGTGTTGCCAAATAAATATTTACCTTGTTTTGGTTTATTTAATTTCATAGCATTAACAAAATCTCCAGTTAAAATTAAATCTACCGCTCCGCCAGCCAAAGGATTTTTTCCAGCTTTAAAAAGTTCATATTTCTTACTTCTATAACTATCTAAAGTTTCATTGCCATAAATATCGCCCTCTAAAAAGTCTTGTTCTTTAAGTCCTTTTATTGTTTCCTCCTCTTTTCGTATTTCCTCGTCTGCTATCTCCCTTAGTGTTACTATCGATAACATCGGTTGCAACCTCTGTTGGTATTGTTTTGCGCTTATTCCCATTTTTACCACAATCTAAACATTTACACTCTTTTGATATTTTCGGATTGTTTATAAACTCATCAATCAAATTATTATCTGTTTGATTTGTATTTTTTAAAATCCATTCTCTTTTACTTTCTTTACAAAGTTTTAGCCATTGCTCGGCATCATTGCCGAAAATATGTTTACCGAATACTTCCATTTTATTACTTTTTTAATGAACAAAGGCAACCAAAATTAATTGATTGCCTTACATCCTTGTTGTTTACCCCTAAACATTTTATACTATGATTAAACAAAGTTAATAAAAAAACCATTGCTTTTACACAATGGTTAAAAATTATTTTTTTATTACTCAACAACTTCAAAATAACTCAAATAAACCGCAACTGTAGTATTTGGATTGTTTGGAGCAGTTGGATTTGCTGAACTTGTAAAAGTAACAGCTTTATTAAAGAAACTTGTAGTTGTATTACTAGGATTTCCTAATAATAAATAAGTAGCTTGTTCTTTATTAGTAGTTCCACCCATTTGAGAAGAAAAGTTTGTTAATTGAACTGAATCTAATAAAACCCTCCAAGTTCCTACTGAACTCCATCCATCATTATCAATATATTTAATAATAATGTCTTTTGGAATATAAGCCTTACCGCTTGTGGCTGGTAAAAGTGTTATTGGTGTAGTGAAAATAGTTAATAATTCAGAATGTGTTATGATTCTTTTAACTACTTTAGTTCGTACTTCTTGGTCAACATAATCAACTAAATCTTTTAAATTATCACCTACATTATCAGTAGTAACACTTTCGGCAGTTGTTTTGTTTGTAATATCCGCATCTATTTGCATTTTTAATTCTGCGTTTGTCATTTTTTTATATTTATTAAATTAATTAAAAAAAGGAATAAAAAAGCAGTTTGATAATTTCACCATATCACACACAATTTTATCCCTTTTTTACATTTTTATTTGGATATTTTCGACTTACTCAAATTCAACTCCAAATTCACTTGCGAAAACCCCAGTTATTCACGCAGTTGGTGTAATACTTGCAGTTGCTCCTTTGTAGTAACGTGTGCCTATCTTTGCAGTTGCAACAGAATTAACACTATCATACAACTGAACTACAATTGAACTCGATGTAGTAAATGCATCTGTTGGCTCAAATTCGTACTCTTTAGTAGTACTATTATAACTTAATGATAAAGCTACAATAGTTGTTGCAGTTCCGTCAATAGTTACTCTTAGATTTGATATTGCAATACCGCCTAAAGTAGTTGATTGGTTCATATCAAATGTTGGTTTGAAATAAACTTTGTCAGCACTTACGTCAGCACGCCCAGTCATCACAATATCAGTAATAGGGTTAATGTCGCTATTAACATTGAAATCTAAAACAGACGCATCTAATAACGCTACATCTCTATTAAATTGTGTTTCGTTGATTAATTGCATTGTTACCGATACACTTGCAGAGGTATTCCCATCTGTAAACATATAAGTTCCGCTATTCAACATACCTAAATCGAAACCGCTTAAAGTAGTTCCGTTAGTTGCTCCAGCTACCGCACCACTTGAAAATACAAAAAGCACATCGAATGCTTGAAATGAATTGTAAGAATACAAAGCATTTGCAAACTTCCAACCACCTTTTAGAAATTTAAAAGTAAAGTTAGGTAATCCGTTTCTAACTACTGACATAACGCCACCTTGATACTCCTCAGTAGTAGCCTCAGGTGTGTTATTTGTAGCCTCAACCGCCCCTAATACTGGAATAAAATTACCTAATTGAATTTGCTCGTTTACATATTCTAAATCGAACGCATCATTTGTTAGGTTTATAGCCCAACCTTTAGGTGTCATAATAAAGCCAGTCAATCTACCCTCTTGCAAAATGCAGTCAGGTAAACCTAAGTTCTTACGTGTAGTAAGACAATCTTTTTGATTATATAAAACCATTTTATTTTATTTATTAAATTATACAATTTACGTTTATTCGCATTTTAAAAGTAATCACTTTACAATCTACGACATCAATTATAGTATTCTCACGTTTACCGCTATTTGATGTTTTAATATCGTTTGTATTACTTTCTTGACCTAAATTAGGCTCGTCTCTTTGTGTGAATCTATTTTCAAAACTTCCAAACACCTCAATATTCCCATTACTTGATAACGCATTCTCAACAACCGCCCAAACTGGATTTAAAACTTTTACGTAACTTTCTGTATTACGCCATTCGTTGAATTTGTCTGTTTTAGTTCCGTGCATCAAAACAAGTCTTACATCAGTAGTTATCCATCCTTTAAACTCGGTATATTCGTTTAAAACATACCAAATTAATGGATATTTACTACTATTCATTTTCTTGTTTTGGTCAACTATCCAAAGATTTAATTCTTTTTGGTCTCCGTAACCGAACTTAATCGATTTATTACTTTCTCCGTAAGTTAAACCCTCAAATACTTTCTTTAATGCACTTGCGACTATCATATTGAAAATCTATTATATTTTGTTGTATCTGTGAAAATATAACAATTAGCATCAGTATAATTCGTTGGATTATCTTTTAGAAATTGTATTAAATTAACCTCGTTGTTAGTGTTGTTTCCGTTGAAATAATCAACAAAACAAACCCCATCAATAAAGTTTACTCTTGGCGCACATTCATAACTTGTGAACCCTTGATACATTTCTAAAAAAGTATTCCAATTTTTTACTAATAATGGTTTATGATTTACAACGTCAGCGTTTTTTGCTTGAAGTTGTACTTGACCTACACCAGTCATAGTAGTTAAATTATCACGATACCATTCATACCAAACATAAGGAGTTAACAAACTTTCTTTAAAAAGTCCATTTTCGTAAACAAGTCCACGCCAAACATAGGTTTTATCATCTTTAGTGTATTCAACACCATTTACTAAATCTTTCCATTTTTGGTCTGCATCATCGTTTAATTCTCCATCTGTTATTTGTGAGTTTAAATCAGCAAAAAGAGAAGTTCCTAAAGCATTAGTTAGTAACTTAGGCACACAAGAATCAATATAAGCATTAACTTGTTCGTTAATACCAGTATTCGCCTCGTTAACATTTGATATTAAAAAAGCTCTATTAAACTCTTGTGTGCTTATAAGGTACATAATTAATTACTTTTTAGGTGTTATTTTAATTCTTTTGCAATTCCAGCTTTAATTAACGCTTCTGCTTTAATTCTATGTGGAGATACTTTTATACCTACTTTATAGTGTTTAGTTTCTGCGATAATTTCAACATTCAGTCTGTCAGCGTACTTTATTTTAGTACCTTTTTCAGCGTTCTCTAACAACATTGCCTTACTTGAATAGGTTGTTGCTTCTGTTTTTTCTTTTGCCATTATTATTTAAGATTTAAAATTACTAATTAAACTATTGGTACTTCAATATCTGTTAAAATTCCAGCAATGTCATCATAAACGATTGAACCAGCGTCCCCACGTTTGATATAAGTTCCCATAAACGCCTCTAATTTTTTAGATACTAAATTTTTAGAGAAGTCATCATTTTCGTAACCCTCATCATAAGTTACGTTTTCAGCCATAACTAAGTTGAATTTTTTCAAATCTCCAACTAATATGTGTGTATCAGGAAATTTATTTCTAAATACAACATTTACAGAACCTACTTTAGTTCCATCAGGAGATACAAATGGAGGTACAATATAATCCCCTTGAGAGTTTTTAATACCTTTCATTTTAGCTTCCCAAACTGTGTTTAACACACAAGTAAGTTGACCTTTGAAGTTAGCTAAACGAACTTGTGTAGCAACCGCCATAATAACGTCAAAAATGTTAGCAGTTGGATAATATTCTGCTAATTGAGTAGGCACAACAAATGCTGAAGCTACTCCAGTTGCAGTAATACCCTCTAAATTGTTACCAGTTCCATCTCCTGACAATGCGCCATCGTCCATTGTTTGCTCCATTAATTCGTTAGCGTGTTCCATAAAATCAGAAACAACTGCTGGTGCGTGGTTCATTAATCTTTTAGTAAATTTCCAACGTACCGCAACCTCTTTTACCGCTTCTTTGTCTGTTTTCCACTCTGCATCTGCTAATGGTTTTAATCCACCCTCCGCAATAAATTCAGCGTCTCCCTCTTCATTGTAACGTGAAGTATGATAAATAGCTTCTGTTCCAGGTTGGTTTTTAATTGTAATCAATGGTAAAATAGCCAAATCAGGTTTTGGAGTTTGTCCAATTTCGTTGTCAATATAGTTACCAAACAAAGGTGAAAATCCGTTTGTTGCATTAGGCACAACGTTTGCAGTAGTCATTAATGCTGCAGCTTTAATTGTTGTGTCTGCATTATAAGACTTGTCATTTTCCTTAAAGTTTTCAGCATTTTCTTTAAAGAATGTAGTTAAAACACCCTCTTTGTCTGTTGCTAATCCTTTGCTTTGTTCTAAAATCTGTGCATTGATTTCAGTACCTAAAAACTCTTTTAAAGTTTCTTCTTGTGTTTTCAATTCAGCAGTTACTTGCTCTTTTGTCATTGATTTATCAATCAACGATTCTAAATGCCCTAAATATTCGTTTTGAATATCGGCTTGCTTCTCAATTTCTAATGCTTTAAATTGAGTTAAATTAAGGCTCTTTGTAGCCAAAAATTGTTCAAATTTGTTCATTGTTCTAATTTTTAATGAATAAGTTAAATTTCTGTTTGTTCTCGATTTGAGTGTCCTCTGACGGCTCATCAGTTGAAGTGTTTTCAACGGCTTCAAATGTTTTATTTTCTAATGTAGGTGTTGCGGAATTACTTCCCATAACTACTGCACTACCCTCTATAATTTTTGCTTCTTTTACTACCCAAAAGTAACCTCTTTCATCAGCTACTTCTTTGTTAGCTATTAATGGATAGAACTCATCCCATAACGCTTTATATTCTTTGTCATATTCAGCCTCTGTGTTAATTGCTAATTCTAATTGAACGTAACGCATACCAACTGAATGATTTTTAACCCAACCATTAGCATATTGATTAAGCATAAATTCATTACGCTTTTTATCTATTGTGCTTTCAAATATTAAAGCCTCAGTTTTTCCATCGTATGGTAAACCTAATTTTTTCCAAGTCATTGACTGAACATAACCTTTAGCGTTATCACTGATAACTTTGTCAAATTCTCTTTCGTGTTCTTGTAAGTGCAAAAATGAAGTATTATCTTTTACAGATTTATTCCAAATTCCGTTAACGTGCAAATCATTATGACTATCTAAAAAATTAGTAGTGTTGATAACAACTTTTACATTTAATTGATTAGGTTCTTGCATTTGCTCTTGAATATCCTCTTTAGTTGTGTCGATTTTTACCGACGTATCTAAATAACTAAAAGAAACTGCATCGGCATTTTTAGTAACTGATTTCTTAATAGAAACTAATTCTTTTTTATTTTCTACTAATGCTTTGAATAAATCCTCTCTTGTTGCAAATTCCTTATTTGGAAACTCTAATACTTTTATCATTTTAATACAATATTATGTTTTAACATCGCTTTTTTTGCTTTTAAGCTATTAATTAAAGATAGATTTGGATGTTCTCTACTTTCTAATTCTTTAATTTTATTGTCTATTTCTTGTTTTGTTTTTTCTAATTCCGCTCCCATAAATCAGTTAATTTATTTTTTAAATCCGTTTCATTCATTCCTAACTCTT